ATATTTCGCCGGAAACCCTTCTATCTCTGGATAGACAGTACACCGACAGTTAATGTCAAACTCCGCAACCCCTGATTGCAAAGGCCCCTCAACCCATCCTATACCAGGTACATACCAGCCATTTTCGCTCTTCTTCTTTCCATCAAGCTGTTGATGAGACGCCCTTGTTCTATCATCAAGCGAAGCCAGCCATATCTGATTTATATTAATTCCCTTCTTATCCAAATCATCATATACGGCCTGACTGCCTTTTACTGCAGCCCGTTGACCTTCGGTTCTCACTATTCTTTCAGCTCTGCTATAATCAGACTCGAAAAACTGTTCTATCTCTTTCATCATCTTTGGATACGAGGATCCATGGATCAAGCATTCCAGAAAGACCATTTACTTTCAATCCGTCCAAAGCAATCTTATTGAGAGGATTCTCAACAGCCGCCTTTATTTGTTCAGGAGATAACAACCCAAAATTAATATCCACTCCTGCACTTTTGTTTATTTGATAATAATGATGATAAAAAGACTCGCTATATTCTATTCCTGCCATAATTTCCGTTAAACTTCCATTTCTTGAATATAACGTATTAAGTTCATAAGCAACAGACTTCTGCAAACTTGTGAGTCTATTATATTTACTCATTTCTGCGTAAGTTAATTGTCCCTTTGTAGCATATTTCTCAGAAATCTTTCCTATCTCAACACGGATATTATCAAGAACTTTTTGATAGTTCTCTTTGATCATCTTCAAAACCTGTTTTTCAATTGCGAGTAATTGTTTATCTATTTGACTCTTCTGTGATCTGGTCACTTTGCTCCTCTGTATTCATATTTTGATATATTCGCATGTCCTGCTCTTCCTGCTGATTTTTCATGCGTTCCATTTCCTCATTTATATCACCAACGAAACTTAGTTGTCCTAACGCCGTCTCATCTGAAAGAAGCCCTTTTATTTTCACAAAATTGTCTATCTCTTCAGTGGTATTTACAGGAAGATTTCTGGTAAACACAAAACTCATAGCATCAACAGGCAATTCAAATCCGTCTTTTACTTTCCAAAAATTAGCTATAATTCTATACATTTCAGACAATGCCTGTTTCATGTATATTTCAGTCTCCTTCGCCGACTCTTCAAGAGGTTTTGTTTTCAGCTTAAACGCTATAATTGGCATATTCCCGGAAAACTCCTCACTTGAAAAATCTACGGAATTACTGAATAAAAATATATTCTTATTCAAAAGATCTTGCAAATCCATCACGGCCTGTGCATTAAGATTTTTCTCGATAAACTTTGCTTCGCCTGTTTCATCTGTGACTATTATTCCAGTCTGTTTTAATTTTTTCAGAAATTTAGAATCTATATCACTACCTAACGCCTTGATTAAAAGATAAGACAATCTTAATTGCGCTATCTCTGCCGACAAATCCGATATAGTAATATTATACGCATCTTGAAGTTCAAGTGATTTCTCACAATCTCCTATCCGGTCTATATTTTTAGGAAATTCTATAATAGGTACAAAGCCCATAAAATGGGGCATCTCCGCCGGATCTGTCATATACATTTTACCATTTGCATCCATTTTCTGTTCTACGGGATGATTTATTTCATCTCGCACAAACGTTCCATCTCCACTTTCTATGAAATATGTCACTTTGTCTTTATCATACCATTCAACTATCATAACATCTTGTGTCGTAATTTGTCCATTCATATCTAATACTTTTGACTCCGCCTTCCAATAACGCATAGCATAATCAACTTCATTCGTACTCTGATTTCTTATGATTACACATTCCCATGGTTTCAAGGATTTTGCCATCAACTCAGCATTTTTCTGATACAACAATAAATACCCGGTTCCCTGTTTCACATCATAGTTAAGTATTTCATGATATTTTGCATTCATATTATTTCTTTTATCAAATTGTGCAATCCGTTTCTGTGCTTCTTTCAATACTATTTCTTGTATTTCACGTTCATCCCATTTTATAGAAATTTCATTACCCATATACCCAGTAAACGTAGACGCAATTCTATTAAAGAAATCATTATGCAATCTGTGGTTAACTTTTAGTTCATCGTCAAAAACTCTGTCAAAAATAGGCACGCCGTTAAACTGTGTTGATAAATAATCCTCATACCAGTTATCAGCAGGAAGCCTCCTGCTGCGTTTATCAAGATATTCCATCAAAGTTTTGCGCTCCAGATGTTCTGCTATTATGTCTTCTATAATTGCGCTTTCAATTATCCCTTGTTCTTCAAGAGCTGTAATTACGCTTTCTTGGAATGTCCCATCATGTATACTCATCTTATTCTCTCATTAATCAAAACTTTCGGTATAAATCTACCCCATAAATATTCAGTGCCGTATCTTATAGCTGCTATGCAGTCATCATTAATCTCGATAAACTTTTCATCTGGATTACCTTCTTTGTCTTCTCTATACTGGAACATTTGTATTTCATTCGCTGTGTTCGGACATAATGTCTTATGTACATGGATCCTAACAGACCTAAGAAAATCAATTCCCATTCTCAAACTACCAGGGCCTTTCTTTGCTGCCTTAACTCTATACCCGGCCTTATTCCATTCTTTTATTCGGTCCGGTTCCGCAGAATCTGCTGTAATTGTAGTCCCGTTGTATCTATCTTTTCTATCATTCACAAACTCAATAAATTCAGGATTACTTTTCTTTTTCAGATAAACCTCATCAAATATATACAGCTCATCATCTTTCCAGCCCATACTCACTAGGGTATTTGCGTGATTAAACCCAAAATCCATACCGTATGACACATTTTCCAGGTCTTCTTTTCTATACCTGAAATCCTCAATAACATAATTGTGAAACACCACGTTTCCAATAATTCCCCATTCACCGAGTCCGTATATTTTGTAGTATTCAGGATCCGTAGTCTTAAATCTTTCTATTGCGTCTATATCTTCTTTTTCAAGGAAAGGATTATCAAGATAAGTCGTTTTCAAAACTGAACATAAACTCTTATCAAGAGGAATATCAAAGAAATGTTTTTTTGACCAGTGTAAAGCCGATATAGGGTTAAAAGATAAAGTAATCTGTTTAGCTACTTTTGACCGTCCCCTTAATCTTAAATCAAGTTGCTTGAAATCGTTGTGTGTTGTTTGTGTTGCTTCCTCTATCCATATATTTGTCAGTGGGCCTGTCTTGAATACAAGTGATTTAAGTTTCTCAACATCATCCAGCCCCCGGAATATCATCTTGTTCCCATTTATACAGGTTATTTCTTCAGCTCCCCTGGAACGGTTGATTTTAAAAGCCTTGTTTAATCCCCAATCATTTATCCCGCTTTCCATTTCCGGGAAAGTAGTATAATGATTATCCGCACCTATCTTTCTTACAATAAGCGAATTATAACCATCATATTGAAGAGTACGCAAAATTATACGTTGTTTTGCAAATACAGACTTACCAGAACCAGCACCGCCATAAAAAACATTATAGCGTTTCCAGTCCTGAAGATAAAAACGGTATACAGGGCATATCGCACGCTCATGAAACTTAATCACCATATCCTGCGATACGCCCCATACACATAGAATAGAAAGGAGAATTAATATGAAAATAACTCGTCTGCACACTATGGTTAGTGTATAACATGAAATTTATTTGTCAAGTGTTTTCTTCATTTTCTGGTATAATATCTATCTCTATTTCATGATTAAATACATCTGCTTCCACATCTACTGATTGACGCGGTGATCCATCCAGTCTATCATTTATATATTTACCTACAAAAAAATTACGTTCTTCAAGTGCCATTTCCCACATCAACAAAGCCAAAGCGTCATGACGCGATATTTTCTTTTTTTTAATATTACCATCTTTGTCTTTTATTTCTATCTCAATAGTTCTTTGCTTCCCGTATTTACGCAAAGCATCTGTTAAAGTCTTACCTTTTTTTGGTCGTCCTTTTGGATTCCCTGATTGTCCCTTTTTCCAACTCATTTATCTTGTTCCATACTGTTTTACAATAATACTGTATCACAAATTATTAAGTTTGTCAAATCATTCACATCTCACCCCATCTTGCATCCAATTATGATATGATTGTGCAAGTTGTTTCCACTCTTTTGCTTTAAGTGATGTAATAATCCCAACCGAATCTTTTATCAACACAACATTTTTATCCATTTCAATAGTCTCTAAACTATTATCAATTATAAAAATATCCATACTTACTCCTTTTTATTACTAAATTTTATATAGATTTCTTCTCTTGCCCCTTCGTAATCGATACCAGAATCTTTATATTCATTATACCAATAATCACAAAACATCGGATGCACACATCGTCTATAATATCCCAATTCTATTAGATCAACTCTCACTCCAATATTAACGATAAATTCTAATTGGTAAGGCGAATATTGTTTTAAAAACTTTTTTTC